ACTTATTGTAAACACAATTAAGTGTGACCATATGATTATCAATGCATCGGATGAAAACAATGTGGACACGGTAAGAAATAAAGTAAAAAACTTTGCATCTTCGGTAGGTTTCGCAGGATTCAAAGTTATTATCCTTGATGAGTTTGATTATATGACCCCAAACGCACAGGCAATCCTTCGTAACTTGATGGAAACATTCAGTAAGCATTGTAGATTCATTTTGACGTGTAACTACATTGAGAAGATTATTGACCCTATCCAAAGTAGATGTCAATCCTTCGCAATCACACCTCCAACTAAAAAAGATGTGGCGGTGCAAGTATCGAAGATATTGGATACAGAAAAGATTAAATACGACATTAAGAATGTAGCGGATATTATTAATTCATATTATCCTGACATTCGTAGAATCTTAAACACTTGTCAACTACAATCTGCAAAGGGAGAATTGAAAGTAGACCACCAAGTGATGGTTGAAAGTAATTTTCAAACAAAGTTAATAGATTTATTGAAATCAAATGATGATAAGAGAAATCTATTTTTGAAAATAAGACAAGCGGTTGCGGATAATCATCTAAACGATTATTCGGAAATGTATTCAATGTTATACGACAAGGTAGATGATTATGCAAGTGGTAATACTGCAAATGTTATACTAACTATTGCGGATGGTTTATCGAAAGATGCGTTAGTTGTAGATAAAGAGATAGTGTTTATGAGCACAATTATTCAAATTTTAAATATTATAAAGTAATGGAACAGAATATGATGGGTGGCCCACAATTACCACCGAATTTTAAATTAACAGATGCAAGAGAAATGTTATGTGAGTGTGGAAACGATACATTTATGGATGGAATGAAGTTTCGTAAAGTATCAAGAATACTAACAGGATCACCAATGGATACCGTTATTCCGATACAGGTATTTCTTTGTACACAATGTGGTAAACCATTGAATGATATGTTACCAGATGAATTAAAAGAATCTAAATTAGATTAATAGTGGCTGCAAAAAAGATATTTGACCATATTACCGCAATAACTGCAGAACAAGACCCAAAGTATTTTGATAAACTTTCAGAGGAAGATTTGAAATCGTGGAGTAATTTTATGATTAACCGATTTCTTTCTATGAAACCTGAATGGGTTGAATTAATTGCAACGTTACTTCCTTTGACCCAAACATTAGAACCAAAGGAAATGTATAAGTTGTATATAAGTGTAATTCCGAAGGGTAAATATTTTTTGAAATACATCAAAGGTAAATCTGCAGATAAATACGAAGAATTTTTAATTGATTTAATTAAAAAGGATTACCAATGTTCTGAAAAGGAATCATTAGAATATATTGAAGTTCTATACTCTACCAGGGAAGGTAGAGAGCATATCAAATACATTTGTGAAAAATATGGCACAGATAAAAAACAAATAACTAAATTGAAATTAAAAATTTGATAAATACAAAAAATTTAGTTATATTACATATATGGCAAGAGTATCATTTTCACAATATAGTATGTGGAGCACATGCCCACAGCAATATAAGTTAGCATATATAGATGGGTTATCGGAATCCACATCAAATATACATTCCGTATTCGGAACAGCAATGCATGAAACATTGCAGGAATATCTGAAAATATGTTTGAGGATTTCAAAATCGCAGGCAGATAAGAGTATGGATTTAAAGCATTTCTTAAAAGAGAGAATGCGGCAACTATATTTGAAAGAGTCTAACAACGGTGAAGTTGATATATGTACAAAGGAAGAACTTGTTGAATTTTTAGAAGATGGAAATGTTTTATTGGATTGGTTTCAGAAATCTAAAAACTTCAATAAGTTTTTTTCTTTGAAACATGATGAGTTAGTTGCAATTGAACAACCAATAAACACAAAAATATCAGATAACGTAAATTTTTTGGGATTCATAGATTTGATTACAAAAGATACTTATAATAATCGTTATAAAATAATGGATTTCAAAACATCAACTAGGGGTTGGAGCGATTATCAAAAAAAGGATCCTGTAAAAAATGCACAGATATTACTATACAAGAAGTTTTATTCTGAAATGTTAAACATATCAATGGATATGATTGATGTTGAATTCATCATACTAAAACGAAAAGTTCAGATACGAGAGGATATTCCAACGCATAGAATTAGTAGGCATGTGCCAGCAAATGGAAAACCTTCGGTTAATAAGGCGTTTTTAGGTAAACATTGTGACGGAAAAAATTAAAAGAATAATAATTATTTAAAACAAGTTATGTTAGTAGAATTGATTGACAAGTACGGCAGTGATAAAAACGCAAGTGGATACACAAATACGTACAGTACCGTTTTCGAACCAATAAAATCGGAAGTAAAGAGTATATTAGAAATTGGATTGGGAACAATTATTCCAGATGCAAAAAGTTCAATGCATGATTGGAAAACAAACAGATTAGAATCATATATGCCAGGAGCATCTTTAAGAGTTTGGCAAGAATATTTTCCAAATGCACAGGTATATGGCGGTGATATACAAGAAGATACACAATTTTCCGATGATAGAATAACCACATATCTATTTAATTCACAAGATAGAATTGAATGTAATAAGACTTTGGGCGATTCTACATTTGATATTATTATTGATGATGGTGATCACGATGCACTATCTCAAATAAAAACAGCATATAATTTAATGCATAGAGTGAATAAAGGTGGATATTATATTATTGAAGATATTACTCCTGGAAACTATGAACCTGTTTTAAATTATATTGGTCCTATTATTACCATTTTAAAAGGAGAAGTTTTCCTTTTAGAACCGGCAAAAAATCTATTAGTTATAAAAATTGATTAAAATTATAAAATAAGTTATGGCAAAAAAGAAAATTCTGTTATTATCCGATGATTTAAGAATGGCCAGCGGTATAGCAAACGTTTCTAAACAATTAGTTTTAGGAACGGTAGACAAGTACGATTGGATTCAATTGGGTGCAGCAATTAAGCATCCTGACAATGGGAAAATTTTAGATTTAAGTGAAGATGTTAGGAATAGAACGGGTGTAAAGGATGCATCCGTAAGAATTATTCCATTTGATGGGTATGGTAATCCTGATATAATTCGTCAATTAATTATGACGGAAAGGCCTGACGCAATCCTTCATTTTACAGACCCAAGATATTGGATTTGGTTATATGAAATGGAGCATGAAATTCGCCAATCAGTACCCCTATTCTTCTATCACATTTGGGATGATTTGCCAGACCCAAAATATAACAGAGATTATTACGAAAGTTGTGATTGGTTGGGGTGTATTTCTAAACAAACATATGGTATTGTTAAGAGAGTTGGTACATGGGATAAAGAAGAATATTGGAATAAATTGCAAGATTGGCAAGTGAGTTATGTTCCACATGGTATTAATTCCGAAGATTATAAACCTGTTGATGTACCTACTGAATTCAAAAAAAGTATATTCGGAGATAAAGAGTACGAATTTGTTTTGTATTGGTCTAATAGAAATATTAGAAGAAAACAACCGATAGATGTTATGTTGGCGTTTGAAGAGTTTAGAAAATCTCTTCCTGTGGAAAAAAGAGATTCGGTTTGTTTATTAATGCATACAACACCGGTAGAAGAACATGGTACTGATTTACCAAGAACCGCAGAGCATTTAATGCCGGATGCAAAGATTATATTCGCACCAAACAGATATACGGAAACGGAATTAAATTATTTATATAATTTAGCAGATGTTACAATTAACTTGGCATCCAATGAAGGGTTTGGTTTAGCAACTGCGGAAAGTGTAATGGCAAGTACGCCTATAATCGTAAATGTTACAGGTGGCATGCAGGATCAATGTGGATTTAGAAATAAAAAGACAGGTAAACTATTTACCGCAGATGATTACGTTGATATTGGTTCTTTACATGATAAATCTAAAAAGAACAATGTAACTTGGGGAGAGTGGGTTAAACCGACATGGCCAGTTAGATCAACTACGGGATCGGTTCCAACACCATACATTTTCGATGATAGAGTAGATTTTGCAGATGTGGCACCCTTATTGAAAGAGTGGTACGACATGGGTAGAGAAAAACGTAAAGAAGCAGGATTAAAAGGAAGAGAATGGATGTTAGGTGAGGGAAATTTGAGTAGAGAATATATGTGCCAATCATTGGTAGATGGAATGGAAAATGCATTTAAAAATTGGAAACCACGTAAAAAATATCAATTAGTTACAATATGAAACCAACATTAGTATTTCAGGCACCGGTATCTACTAGAAGTGGATATGGTGATCATAGTAGAGATTTATTACATTCTTTGTATAAATTAGACAAATTTGACATAAAAATTATTAGTACTCGATGGGGGATGACTCCGATGGATGCACTTAATTATGATAACGAATTTCATAAATGGATAGTAGATAATATTATACCAGAGGTAAAATCAAAACCAGACATCTATATGCAAGTTACGGTTCCGAATGAATTTCAACAAATCGGATATTATAATATAGGAATAACCGCTGGTATTGAAACTACGCATTGTTCCATAGATTGGATTGCGGGATGTAATAGAATGGATATGATTATAGTTCCATCCGAACATTCAAAAAATATACTCGCATCGACAGTTTTTAATGAAGCAAGTAGAGATACTGGGCAACTTATTAAGCAACATAGAATTGAAAGACCAATTGAGGTTCTTTTTGAAGGATTTGATGAAAACGATTTTGGAACGGATGTTGTTGCTAATATTTCCGAATTGGATGAAGTAAAGGAAGATTTTGCATTTCTATTTGTGGGGCATTGGTTAAAAGGTGATTTGGGTGAAGATAGAAAAAATGTCGGAATGATGATTAAAACATTTGCCGTTGCTTTTAAAAATGAAAAAGTAAAACCGGCACTAATTTTGAAAACATCTTCCGCAGGGTTTAGTGTTATGGGTAGAGAAGAACTTGTTAAAAAAATAAGACACACTCTAGGTGAAGATTATGGTAAAGTTTCGGTATATTTATTACATGGTGATTTAACACAATCACAAATGAATGGATTGTATGAGCATCCGAAAGTAAAAGCAATGATAAACTTTACAAAAGGAGAGGGATTTGGTAGACCTATGTTAGAATTTAGTTTAACAGGCAAACCTATAATAGTTTCAAATTGGAGTGGCCACTTGGACTTCTTAAAAGATGGAGCAGTGTTATTGGAGGGTGAACTAAAAAATGTACACGATTCCGCAGCAGACCAATTCTTATTAAAAGAATCACAATGGTTTAATGTAAATATATCCAAAGCATTGACTAAAATCAAGGATGTTTATAAAAATTATGAAAAATATAAAATAGCAGCATTTCAATTGGGTAAACAAAACAAACAAAACTTCAGTTTATCAAACATGACTAAATTGTTTGATGGTATTTTGAGCAAGTATGGTGTTTATACCAAAAAACAACCGATGTTTCAAAAATTAGAATTACCAAAATTGAAAATGTTGAATAAATAATGAGTAATTACAATCCCATATATAGAAAATCTATAGATGATAGAAATATAGTTGTTCCTGAAAAAATGGTAAGAGGTAAGTTTTACTTAATAAAGGAATATGAATATGTTGATGGTGATAAAAAGAGATTCACAGAAACAACCGCACCGATAGTATTTACATTATTTGTATCAAAAGCAAAGGATATAATACATTGTGTAAAAGTATCAAATGTAAATCCAAATGTAATAAAAAGATTCTTTGGTAAATTTATAAACGAAGAGACGGAGAGATTGCAAATGAGAGGTAATGCGAAATCTATATATGAAAAAGTTGTTAGTAAAGTTCCTACAATAACAAAAGAATCTTATAGAACATATAAGATAAGTGGATTAAATAAGGTAATAGAACTAACAATGGATGTAAATGAATTGACGCCAAAAAGTAAAAACGTAGTTGGAATAGATACAAAATCACAAAAAAGAAATCAATAATTTATGACATCAAAAGAATTTGTTATTTGGTTAAAAGGATTTGTTGCGGGAAGCCACAATTTTAATCTTACCCCAGAAGGATGGGATAGATTAAAAGAAGAATTAGAAAAAGTAAGCGATGAACCAAAGGGAGTACAGATTGGTATCGGTGGAACCGGAGTTCTTACGGGAACCGGCCTTGTTTCATCTGTTACATATAACAATTTGCAAAGTGGTAGTTGGCATTACACAAATAGTTAAACATGAAATTAAGTTACGCAATTACGGCTTGTAATGAGCATGAAGAAATTATAAGATTAGTTACACAGTTATTAAACTATAAAGGAGAAAATTCTGAAATAGTGGTGTTATTAGATACCCCAAAATCACCAACCGAAATGGTAGAGTATTTGGAACTACAAGCAAATTCCGATCACATTACACTAATTGAATCGGAATTTAATAATGATTTTGCTCAATGGAAAAACTTTCTTAACTCAAATTGTAATGGAGAGTGGATATTCCAATTGGATGCAGATGAGTTTTTAGACCCAAATCTTATTGTTAATTTGGAGGATATATTGGATAACAATATTGATAAAGATATGATTGTTGTACCTAGAATCAATACGGTAGAAGGGTTAACCGAAAACCATATACAAAAGTGGGGTTGGAGAGTAAATGAAAAAGGGTGGGTGAACTTCCCAGATGTTCAGACTCGTATATATAAAAATTCGGAAACCATTGGTTGGAATGGTAAGGTACATGAAAGGATAGTTGGTTTTGAAAATTACACATCATTTCCTGGAGATGAAGTATATTGTATCCGACATCCAAAAACAATTGAAAGACAGGAAAAACAAAATAATTATTACGATACGTTATGAAAATAACATTTATATTTGATTATAGAGGAGAAGAATGGTCTATGCCTTTGGCAATTCGTAATGAATTTATAAAAAGAGGATGGGAGACTGATATCATTCCAATACCAAATGGAGATGATTCTCAATTACAATTATGGATTCAACAAGATATACCAACCGATATTGTTATGTTTTTAGATTGGGGTAGATTCGATTCTAAATGGTTAGATAAAAATTTAAAACCAAATGCATTTTGGATTCAAGAAAGTGGAGATGATCCACAGAATTTTGAAAGAAACTATCCAAAAGCAAATCGGTTTCACTACACAATTACACCCGATAAACAGTCTGCAATTGAGTATAGAAATAGAGGTATAAATGCGGATTGGATAAACCACTTTGCGGATACTACTGTTCAATTTCCATTAAATTTAGAACCAAAATATACAGCGGTTACAACAAGAGGACCGGGTGGTTCGGAGTTTTTAGATTATTTGACTAAATGGGGAGAGGGTGCAATTGGAAATAAAAATGGTATGGGACCGAAAGAACATACGGAATTTCTTAATAGTGGTTTGGTAGTTATTCAAAATAGTAGATGGGGTGAAATTACGAGAAGAATATTTGAAGGGATGGCCTGTGGTAAATTAGTTATTACAGATAGATTGCCTGAAAATAGAGGATTGGGCGAAGTGTTTGTTGAAGGTGAAGAAATAGTTTTGTATAATGATATGTTTGACTGTATAGAAAAGATAAATTATTATACGGATAATGAGGAGGAGAGGGAAAGAATTGCGCACAACGGAATGAAAAAAGTATTAGAAAATTATACACAATCACAAGTAGTGGATAAATTAATAAAAGCTTATGAGTTATTTATTTAGATGGGATTTAATAAATCATTTGATTAAAAAATATGAGTATAAATCATATTTGGAAGTTGGAACACAAGATCCAACATCCAATTTTGATAAAATACTTACAGAACATAAAGTTTCTATCGACCCGTTTCCGAGAGGACCGGTAACATTCATTGGAACTTCCGATGAGTATTTCGAATCAATTTCAGATGATGTAAAATATGATATTATATTTATTGATGGATTGCATCATAATGATCAAGTTTTAAAAGATATAGAAAATTCACTAAAACACTTATCAGAAAATGGCATAATAGTTTGCCACGATTGCTTACCGACTACCGAACATATGCAACAACGAGATGACCATGGTGGAGTGTGGACGGGTGATGTTTGGAAGGCAATTGCGGAATTAAGAGTAAAAAGAATTGATTTGGATATTAAAGTAATAGATACCGATTTAGGTTGTGGTTTAATTAAACCAGGAACAAATATTCCACATATAACTGATGAAAACTATTTAACATACACATATTATAATTTACATAAGTGGAAACTTATGAATATAATATCGGTAGAAAATTTTTTAAAATTATAAAATATGAAAGTATTAATCACCGGCGTTGCGGGTTTATTGGGTAGTAGGTTGGCAGATTGGATTGTAGAAAATCATCCAGATATTAAAGTGGTCGGCATAGATGATTTGAGTGGTGGATATAAAGAAAATATTCATCCAAATGTAGAATTTTGGCAAATGAATTTGGTAGACCATCCAATTGAAAACTGTTTTGAGGTTCATAAGTTTGATTATGTATTCCACTTTGCAGCATATGCGGCGGAAGGATTATCACCATTTATAAGACAATACAATTATGAAAATAATTTAGTTGCAACTGCTAGAATTATAAATCAATGTATTAAACACAATGTTAAAAGATTGGTATTTACCTCAACATTAGCAGTATATGGACATGGCGATGGTGGAATTTTTGATGAGATTCAAGTTCCAAAACCAATAGACCCATATGGTGTTGCAAAATATGGGTGTGAGATGGATATTCAAATAGCAGGGGAGCAACATGGTTTAGATTGGTGTATAATTAGACCTCATAATGTTTATGGTATCAAACAAAATATTTGGGATAAATATCGCAACGTATTGGGGATATGGATGTATCAGTATTTAAATGGTGAACCAATGACAATATTCGGAGATGGGGAACAAACAAGAGCCTTCAGTTATATTGATGATATAATTGAACCATTGTGGAAGTCTGCAATATTATCCGATGCCTCAAAGCAAATAATTAATTTAGGTGGAGTTGAAGAATGGAGTATAAATAAGGCAAATTCACTATTAAGAAGCATTATAGGTGATGGAGAAGTTGTTTATAAAGAAGGAAGGCACGAAGTAAAAAATTCAATCCCTACATTTCAAAAATCAATTGATATATTGGGATTTGAACACAAAACCACTTTAAAAGATGGTCTCACAAAGATGTGGACATGGGCCCAACAACAACCAAAACGAGATAGGTTTGTATGGCCATCGTATGAGTTGGATAATGGAATTTATTCTTTTTGGAAAAAATAAAATATGAAAAAATATTCGGTTATAATCCCAACGTTGTGGCAATCACTACGTTTGTATAAATTACTTTTTGATTTAATAGGTTCGGATTTTGTTGATGAGATTATTTTGATAGATAATGCGGCTAAATTTTCAAAAAATTTACCACCGTTGGATAAAGTAAAATTGGTTCAACCAAAACAAAACTTATATATTGCTACATCTTGGAATTTTGGTGTAGAGCTTGCTAGAAACGAACACATAGCTATATGTAACGATGATGTTAACTTTAATCCAAACATATTTGGAATAACGACAGAAATAGAGGGAATTATGGGACAAGCATCGGATAACTACCATAAAGAATATGAAGAAAACCCATACGTAACACCATTAGTAGGTACACGTCCTTGGGGTTGGGCATCCTTTTTGATAACCAAAAAGAAATATTGGTGGCCTATCCCAGATCAATTACGAATTTGGTACAACGATGATTTTATCGTCCAAATAAATCCAAACCCAAAGTTTGTTTTACATAATTTTACAGTACAAACTGAAATGTCAACAACAATAGGCGAAGGTAAATTTGAAGATGTAAAACTACAAGATAGAATAGAGTGGGAAAAAATAAAAAATAAACAATATGAAACAAAACTTTGATTTTTATTCGCAAATGCTAAATTACTTATTAAATAATCATATAAGTGATAAAATACAATTTTCAGAAATAACAAATTGGCACGCATCTCACCCATTTTATAGATTAAATTATTATAATGGTATTCAAATATCACAAGTATTGGGAATTTATCTATTTTTTAATAAAGATTTTTTAAGTAACTTTGATAATATAGTAGAAATTGGTTCTTACAATGGTGGGTTATCTAGTTATATTTTTGAATCTAAAAAAGATAGTGCAAAATTTACATCATATGATATAGAACCATCTATTAATATGGCAAAACAACAAAGAAATGATATTGATTTTAGAATCGGAGATTGTTTTGAAGAAAAATACTATAATGAAATAGTAGAACTGATAAATAAGCCAGGTAGAACACTATTAATATGTGATGGTGGAAATAAAACAAAAGAATTTAATGAATTTTCCAAATATCTTAAAAAGGATGATGTCGTTATTTTACATGATTATAAGCAAGATGAACAGAGTTGGAAAATCGCAACAGAATATTGGCAATGGCCTTATGGATTCGAAACGGAATATGATGTAATTAAAGATGCAATTGTTGAAAATGGTTTAGAAGAATTTAATAATAAAAATGCAAACTTCTTCATATGGGGAAGTTATATTAAAAAATAAATTATGGAAAAGTTACCAATTAGTGTAGGGATATTGAGTTGGCATAGTGGTCAAGTATTAGTTGATACATTGACAACGTATTATCAAAATGGATTGTTTGATATGGTGGATGATGTTACTATTTTGTTTCAGGAATTTAATGAACAAGACTATCAAATAGCAAAACATTTTGGATTAGATATTATTGGTTTAAATAATAATATAGGAATTGGTATGGGGTTATTAAAGCTTGCAGAAAATTGTAAGCATGATAATATATTGTTATTAGAACATGATTGGAATTTGATTGAAAGTTCCGAAAAAACATACGTACATTTGAAGGAAGGTATAGAATTATTGGATGAGGACTTTAAATGTGTAAGATATCGACATCGTTTTAATCCCGGATATCCACATTTCAGCATAATTAAATATAGAGGAAAAGAATTGGAATTTTTCGATGATTATTATCAAATGAAATATCCACATTTATTAGATTGCCTTCATTGGATTGAACATCCTGAAAAAGAATTTTCACAATTTATAGAAAAGTACAAAAATTTTTATGTTTCATCATCAAGATATGGGAACTGGACAAACAACCCATGTATGTATAAAAAGGATTTTTACATAAATCTATGTAAATCTTTTATTAAAGATGGTTACATAACATCCGAAGGAGAGGTTGCCGTTTGGTGGGCTAAACAAAATTTTAAAGTAGCTCATGGTGATGGTTTATTTATGCATAATGATTGGCAAAAATACGGAAGAAGATGAAATATACAATTATAAGTTCCTTAACAAACTATGGAGTTACGCAAATCAAACCATTTGTAGAATCCATCAATAAATCGGGGTATAGTGGTGAAAAATTAATGTTAGTTTATAATGTTTCAGCCGATGAAATTGAATATCTGAATGAAAATGGTTGGATGATTGTACAATCAGAACAGCAACAGCATATAATCCTTCAGAGATTTAGAGATATGTATGCACTTCTTTGGCAATATGAAACTGACGTAATTATTTGGGTTGATGTCAAAGATATTGTATTTCAAAAAGATCCAGTCGAATGGTTGGAAAAAAATATGAAAAAAGATATATTGGCGTTTAGTGAATCCCTAAAATTTGGGGATGAAGAGTGGGCAAGGTTGAATGCAGGAACCAGTTTTCCAATGGAATGGGAATGGTTACAAAACAAAGAAATACATTGTGCAGGAACTATCGTTGGAAAGAAAGAGGCTATTAGAGATTTATTTATCGACATTTATAGATGGAGTTTGACAACATCGAATCCACAACAATTAGCAGACCAGGCTGCATATAATATATTAATCAACATGCACCAATGGAAAGATAAAGTTCAATTTGTAAAACAACAAGAAGGGTTTGCTGCACAATTGCATTTAAAATTAAAGAAGGGTGATTCATTGTCGTATACCGAAAAATTACCAACGATAGATGGTAGTGAAATTAAAAATTCAAATGGTGAATTATATACGTTAGTGCATCAATATGATAGAAATGATGAACTAAAAAAAATAATAGAAAATAAATACAAGTGAAAAAAATAGTTATTACATCTTTCGTAATGCCACATGAGTTGGATGATTTGGAAAGAGTATTGGTTGATTTAAATAAAGCATCCAAATTCGTAGATGGTAGCAACTACGAATTTTATATTTCATTTTCAGTTTCCGATTACCTATTTGATTGGGAAAATTCAAAAGTAGATAAGCAGTTTTTTATAGATAGGTTCAATTCATTGAAACCACTAACGGCTTGGGCAGCAAAGGCAACTTACCAAATCAGAGAAGAAATAATTGGCGCTTTTCAATGTAAAAGATTTGCACATAAAGAGTGTAAAGATGCGACGCATTTTATTTGGTTAGATTCGGATATTTGTTTCGATGATAAGATTCTTTATTATATGGAGACGAGTATAGATAGAATCAAAGATGCCGATAATATTGACAAGTATTTTATTACACCTGAAATAGTTAAATATTGGGATACGACATGGGATTGTTTGGTAAACGAAAACTATTTAAATAAACCATTGGATTATTGTAAAACCAATAACCCATTTGCAGAAAGTGGAGTAGTTGGTGATGTGGAGTTAGTGACGGTTGTAAATAATGTCACAGGACAACCTAGAACGAAATTTGGGGCCGGTTGGTTTACACTCCTTTCAAAATCACTATTGGATAGGATACCTTTACCCGAATCAATGGGGGCGTATGGGCCCGATGATACATTTTTAATGTGGGGAATTGAAAAATTAAATCAAAAAGGAGCAAACATATATCAGTTTAAACTAAAGAACTATATAGTTTGTGAGAATTATATATATAGAGATAGAAAGCATTACGATTTGATAATTAAACGTATTGATAGAAAAGAGGAATTTAAAAATCAATCAAATAAAGCATTCTCAATAGAATTAAATAATATTAGTTAACAGTTAATTTATTAATAAAAATTAATATTTATATTGGTATAAATCAATCAATATGAAATTAGAGCTGACAAATCCAAAAATTTGGAAAAAAATATCAGAAAGAAACTTACCAACAAATCATAAAATAAAAATTTATGAAAAATTGGGAGGTGCATATAGACTTGGGGAAGATGGTGGCGAGCAGGTTTTCAACAAAATGACAGATGTACTAAAGTTTAAATTGAACGAAGCACCTGAAATGGATCATGAAGTTGGTATGGGAATGGGGCAACTAGAAGATATTATCAAAAACGCAACAGAACTAAAAGGTAAAATAGGAACACAAGAAAAAAATCTTCCAGGTTGGATTTCAGACCATATTTCGCAAGCCATGCAATTCATAAACCAAGCAAACACAGGCTATCACGAACTAAAATCTGAAGAATAAATGGATAATTTATATACCGTACTTATTACCGCAATATCTGTGTTGGGTGGAACAACCGCATTTAGATACTATGAAAAACGTGCACTACGTAGAGAAAGAGAAGATGATTTTATTAGAACCGATTGTAGAGACCGTATTGCAAAACTTGAAGCATTGTTAGCGGAGAGTAAAGAAGAAAAAGATGAAATGCGTGAGTTAATTTTAAAATTGACATCAGAAGTTGCAGAATTGAGAACTAAAGTTGAATTTTTAACTGATGAAAATCATAGGTTAGAAAAATCGCAAAAGAAATTATTGAATGGTTAAAAACGGATTTATACAAGGATTATGGAATGGTTTGAAAGTTGAGTTTGGAAAAGTATATTCCAATCCGTTTGTTAATCCTTTTTCACAAATAAACGAAGCAGAAAATAAAAAATTGAGAGTATTTGATTTTGATGATACCCTTGTCAAAACAAATTCATTCATATATGTGAAACATGGAGATGGAAAGGAGTCAAAATTAACTCCAGGAGAATACGCAGTTTATGAACCAAAATCAACCGACCAGTTTGATTTTTCCGATTTTGAAAAAGTTCAACAACCACAAGAAATAAAGGGTGTTACGAAACTACTGAAAACCGTTGCCAAATCGGAAGGTGAAAGAAAAGTAGTCATACTAACCGCAAGAAGTGCATACAAACCTGTAAAAGAGTACCTAAAAGATATTGGGTTAGATGGTATTTATGTAGTTGCATTGGGTGATAGTGACCCACAAAAAAAAGCAGATTGGATTGAGGATAAGATTAAACGAGGATATAATGATGTATTCTTCATTGATGATTCTCATAAAAATGTAGCAGCAGTAGGAAAATTAAAAGAAAAGTATCCAAACATAAAAATGAAAGTACAACATGTAAAGCATGAAGTACCAACTGCACCAAAGAAAACATTTAAACATTCCGAAAAAGAAAAAGAAATGCCCACTAAAAAAGAACAACCAAAAGGTAATGATATGAGTCTTAAATCTCTATTACCAAAAGATTTGGATAAAAAAGTTAAAAATCCAGAAACGGGCAAAATGATTAAAATTAGTTCAGCATTAAAATACGATAAAGATACAAAAGCATACAAAGCAGCAGAATTTGCACTAAAAAAGAAATAAGTTATGATATACCTATTTACGGGACAACCAGGAAGTGGCAAAACCACTCTGGCAAAAAAGTTACAATTTTGGTTACAAACGGATAAGAAAAACTGGAGAAAATCCGTATTCCACATTGATGGAGACCAATTAAGAGAATTATTTCCAAACACAGATTATTCAAAGGAGGGTAGATATAAAAATATTACCAAAGCATTTGATATTGCAAAATATTTAGATGATTGTGGCAACGATGTTGTAATTAGTTTAGTTTCACCATATAGGGAATTGCGTGAACGATTTAAATCCGAATGTAAAGTTACTGAAATTTACTGTCATACGAAAAAGATGAGAGGTAGAGAGGATAAGTTTGCATTAGATTACGAACCACCGATTGAATTTTTTGTAGATTTGGATACATCCGAATTGCCGGATAACACATTTAATAAATTGATAAAAATAATCATTTAATATGTCAGGAATAAAACCAAACGTATTTAATGAATGGGGCAACTTAAAAGAAATAATTATAGGAACTGCAACCAATGCAAGAGTTCCAACTATTGGAGATAAATGTTTGCATTGTATTGATTATGCACATTTATCCGATGAACAATTTCGAAATAGACCACGTGGATTGTACCCACAAAATTTAATAGATGAAACCAATTATGATTTAAATGAGATAGCATCAAAATTATCATCTATGGGAATAAGAGTACACAGACCTTTGGATAGAGATTTTTCTCAATTAAGAGGAAATGGATATTGGAATGTGGATGGGTATTATAACTATTGCCCAAGAGACTCTATGTTTGTGGTTCAAGATAAAGTTTTGGCCACACCAATGACATTGAGGAATAGACAATTTGAAGCGGAAACTTGTAAACCATTGTTTAATCAAAATCATTGGTTTGAGGCCCCAAAACCAAAACTATTGGATAGTATATATCAAAGAGATGATTTAAGTAAACCAACTTTGTTAAATGGAGAACCTGTATTTGATGCGGCAAATGTAATCAAAGCGGGGTATGATATACTATATTTAGTATCAAATACAGGAAACAAAAATGGTGCACGTTGGTTAGAAAATTGGTTGAGAGAAACCATATCCAACACAGGTTATGGAAGATTGGTGTCCCGCATCACCGTGGTTGGGGATAAATATATTATCTATAAACCCGAATTTGGTAATGGTAGAAGAACATCAGACCAAATTAATGATGGAACTAAATAAGTGGGGTATTGATTCTATGCCAGTTAGAATGCGGCATGCAAGAACATTTAGCGGTGGACCGCATTGTATCAGTTTGGATGTAAAAAGAATATGATATGTTACTTAATTTTGGTTATGAATATTGTGATTTACCAATTCCAAATTGGGAATTTCCACAATTATTAGATGATAAAACCACATCTAACTTAAAACACGAATTAGAAGAACTATTTGAATTCAGAAAAGAAGAATTTAAAATTTTTGATAGGAATGGTTCAATGATGTATGAATGGAGTAAGTACAATAAAAAAGATACGCCATTTGCATATGATTTAATTGCAGAATTCCACTCATCAGAATTTGTTAAATTTTTAGAAAAAGTTA